AAGAATGGTGAACCTTGGAAAAGGAAACGCAGGTCTTTGCAACAGCGGTGATTGGAACAGCGGTAATCGCAACAGCGGTGATTGGAACAGCGGTAATCGCAACAGCGGTGATTGGAACAGCGGTGATTGGAACAGCGGTAATCGCAACAGCGGTAATCGCAACAGCGGTGATTGGAACAGCGGTAATCGCAACAGCGGTGATTGGAACAGCGGTAATCGCAACAGCGGTGATTGCAACAGCGGTAATCGCAACAGCGGTGATTGCAACAGCGGTAATCGCAACAGCGGTGATTGGAACAGCGGTGATTGGAACAGCGGTAATCGCAACAGCGGTGATTGGAACAAGACTAACTTTTCCAATGGATGCTTCAACACAGAAGAACCAAAAATCTTCTTATTCAATAAACCTTCAGATTGGACTTATCGTGATTGGTTAAATTCAGATGCAAGATATCTGTTGAATCAGATTCCAAGAAATGTTGTTGATTGGATTTGGTCAGATAACATGACTGATGAAGAAAAAGAACAGCATCCTGAATATGAAGTTGTTGGTGGTTACTTAAAGATTCTTGATGAATCAGAGTGTGGACAGTTATGGTGGGATTCACTTTCTGAAAGATACAAAAACATCATCAAAGCAATGCCAAACTTTGACAAAGAAATCTTTGAAGATGTAACAGGCATCAAGATATGATTTCCCTGTTTCCACATCAGCAAGAAGCATTGCAGGAAACCAAGGACTTTGACAACATTGCAGTTTATCATGACATGGGTCTTGGGAAGACATTCACAGGGTCAGAAATGATGAAAAGATTTGGATGCAAAGTGAATCTGATTGTGTGTCAGAAATCAAAGGTTCAGGATTGGGTGGAACACTTCACAGATAACTATCAGATGCAGGTGTTTGACCTTACCAATAAGAAACAGCTTGGTGAATATCATGAGCTGTCACAAGGACAAAGATTCTTCATAGTTGGTGTTATAAATTATGAACTTGCTTGGAGAAGAAAAGAATTGCTTGACTTATATGATTTTACATTGATGCTTGATGAATCATCTTTGATACAGAATCAGAAAGCAAAGCAGACAAAATTCATCCTGAAGATGAAACCTGCACATGTGATTCTTCTTTCAGGAACACCTGTTGGTGGGAAATATGAAAATCTATGGACACAAGTCCACCTGTTAGGATGGAACATTTCAGAACAGCTTTACAATAGGCAGTATGTGAATTGGACAACAATTGATTCAGGTGGTTTTCAACATAAGATTGTGGACAAAGAAGACCCATATAAAAACATTGACAGGTTGAAATCTAAAATGCGTGAACATGGTGCAATATTCAAGAAGACTGAAGAATGTTATGAATTACCTGAACAGGTATTCACACAAATCAGATTGAAAGCACCTAAAGAGTATTGGAAGTTTCAGAAGGATTGCATTGTAACAATAGAAGGTCAGGAATTAGTTGGTGATACATCATTGACAAAACTGCTTTATAGCAGACAGATATGCAGTCAATTCAATCAGAACAAGTTGGATGCATTCAGGGACTTGGTTGAATCCACACAAGAAAGATTGATTGTATTCTATTCATTCAATGATGAACTATGGAACATGAAGAAGATATGTCAGGAACTTGACAGACCAATTTCAGAAATCAATGGACACACCAAAGACCTGACAGCCTATGAACAGGAATCAAACAGTGTGACCTTATGTCAGTATCAATCAGCATCCAAAGGACTGAATCTTCAGAAGTGCAACAGAATCATTTATTTTTCACTTCCATTGTCATCAGAAGATTTTGAACAGTCCAAGAAAAGGATTCACAGGATTGGTCAGGAAAAGACATGTTTCTATTATCTGATGATTTGCAGGGGGACAGTTGATGAACAAATCTTGCATACATTAGAAGAAAGGAAGGATTTCACAGATGAATTGTTCAAAGAAGATGAAAAGAAAAATTCATAATTTTGTAATCAAAGCCTTGACTGCATTGAATGCGTTTTCGCTGATTTATTGGATTTGTTGGATTGACTGCATTATCAGTTGGCAACCATATGTCATCATGTTAGTCAATTTTACATGGATATGCCTTGTGCTATATGCAAATGGTTGGGTGACTGACACAGAACCATATTATGAAAGATTAGAAAAGGAAGGTGAATATTATGATGAAATGTAAAATCACAATGGAAGAAAACAGAGAATGTCAGAACTGCTGTTTCTTCTGTGACAAGAAAGACGCTTGTGAAGATGCTTGTGGTGAAATAGAAGAAAAGTGTGAAGAACAGGTTGAAGAAACTGACCTTCAGGTGATTCAGTCAGCAGTTCCTGATGTACTGAAAGCAATCACAGACATCACAGTTCAGAAAAAGAAATTGGATGAACAGGAAAAGGTCATGAAGCAGAAGTTGCAGGAAACAATGGAAACATATGGTGTGAAGTCATTTGAAACACCTGAAGTCAAGTTCATGTATGTTGCACCAACAACACGAACAACCATTGATTCCAAGAAGCTGAAAGCAGACCATCCTGATATTGCTGAAGCATATTCAAAGACTTCTAAAGTAAGTGCATCAGTAAGAATTACAGTGAAGTAGGTGAACAAATGGCATCAGAAAAGAATTTTGAAAACAGAATCAAGTCTTTCCTGAAATCGAATAACTGCTATTTTATTAAATATTGGGGCGGTGGTGAATTCACCAAAGCAGGTGTTCCTGATATCCTTGCATGTTGCAATGGAAGATTCCTTGGGATTGAAGTCAAGGCAAAGAATGGAAAACCTTCACCACTTCAGATTCACAACCTGAAGAAGATTGATGAAGCAGGTGGATATGGAATTCTTCTTTATCCTGACCATTTTGAATTGTTCAAGAACTTCATTGACTGCTTGAAGGTGAATGATGCAAACACTGCATACAATTATGACTTATTGAAAAGAAGGTGGTCAGATGGATAATTTTCATTTTTCAACAGCAGAATGTTTTGAAAATTGTCCTGCAAGATTTGGTTTCAGATACAGACAGAACATTGAAGTGCTTCCAACAGATGACCCTGCAAATCCATTGATTCTTGGAACAGCAATTCACAGGGGAATGGAAAAGGATATGGAAACAGCAATTCAGGAATACAAAGATTCATATCCTATCATCACAGATGCACACATCAATGAAATCATCAAACTTGAATATTGGATTCCAAAGATGAAAGAACTTCTTCCTGAAGGATTCCATGAAGTTAATTTCAAGAATGATGTTTATGAAGGAACAGCAGACTTGATTGTTCCATGTACCAAGCATGATGCAGGTCTTCCACATGGTCAGTTTGATTTATATGATTTCAAGTATTCAAACAACATTGACCACTATATGGAATCAAGACAGTTGCATGTATATAAATATTTCTTTGAAAGAATCACAGGAAAACACATCAGAAAAATGTATTTTGTGTTTGTTCCAAAGGTTCAAATTAGACAGAAGAAAACAGAAACACTTCAGGACTTCAGGAACAGAATATATGAAGAACTTGAAGCAAAGTCAATTCAAATCAAAGAAGTGGTTTATGACTCTTCTAAGGTTGCAGATTTTTATGAAACGTGTATGAACATTGGTCTTACAGATAAGTGTGAAAAGAATGAATCTTATTTGTGTGATTGGTGTGAATATAAAGACTATTGTCAGAAAGGATTGGACTATATGATTTTACCAAGTGCAGAAAGAAGACAGGTTGGAAAGACAACCAAAAGAAAATTATGGATTTATGGTGGTGCATTTTCAGGAAAAACAACATTTATGGATTCAGCACCTTCACCATTGAATCTGAATACTGATGGAAACATTCAGTTTGTTACTATGCAGTATTTACCTATCAAGGACACAATGGAAGGAAGACAGAAGATTCTTGCATGGGATGTCTTCAAGAAAGCTATTGATGAACTTGAAAAGACAGCAGGTCAGAATGGATTTAAAACCATTATTGTTGACCTTCTTGAAGATACTTATGAATCATGCAGATTATTCATGTATGACAGATTAGGTATCACACATGAATCAGATGACAGCTTCAGAGCATGGGACAAGGTAAGAACAGAATTCTTATCAACCATCAGAAGATTGATGAATCTTGACTATGAAAACATTGTGTTGATTTCTCATGAAGATACTTCAAAGGATATCACAAAGAAGTCAGGTGATAAAATCACAGCAATCAAACCAAACATTGCAGATAAGGTTGCAAATAAAATTGCAGGTATGGTTGACATTGTGGCAAGGGTAGTTGTGGAAGATGATGAAACAAGAACATTGAATTTCAAATCCAATGAAGTAATCTTTGGCGGTGGAAGATTAAAGAACATCAAGACCACATCAATTCCTTTGGATTGGGATGAACTTTTGAAAGTGTATGATGAAGCAAATTTTTTTGCCAAACCTGCTGAAGAAATTCAGGAAGAAGCAAAAGAAACTGCTGAAGAAACACCATCAAGAAGGGGAAGAAAATCACGCACACAGTCAGAACCTGTTGAAGAATCTTCTGATGAACCTGTTCAGGATGGAACAACCAACACTGATTCAGAAACAGTTGTTTTGGATGCAGACACATACTTCCATGACATCAAAAATGACAATTATGTGATGAAACATGCAGGTGATTCTGTTGACATGATTGTTGATGGTGTGGAAGTAATGAAGGTCATCACCAAAGAAGAATTTGGTGAAGGTATCAAGAAGTTGTCAGGTGCAGGGGAAGAAAAACCTGCAAGAAAAAGAAGAACAAGAAAGGAAAGATAATCATGAAGAAATTTATTGAAGCATTAAAGGAAGCAGGAATTTATGACCACATTGTTGAAACAATCGTGGATGTCAGAAACAGATATGGTGCAAAGGATGCAACTAAAGGAATCACAATGATTCTGAAAACAGAAATGATTAGAAATCCTAAGTTGCTTGATGTCTTCATGGATGATATTGAAGACTTAGGTTTCAAGACAGTTGGTGCAGAAATCATGAAATCAGTTGTGGATGTTGAAAAGGTTGATGCAATGAAAGATGTCAATCCTGATGAACTGTTCAAGAAAGCAACAGAACAGGGTGACAGCGGATTGAAGAAATCCAATGAAGAAGCACTTGAAGATGCTGTTGTTGGTGGTTTTATTGATTTCCTTAATGGAATTGCAAATATGTTAAATGATTAAGAAAGGTTAAAAAGGTGAATGAAATGAGTATTTTTGATAAATGGGATAAGAATGTGGACACAGAAGGACTTCAGAAAGATATTGCTGAAGCAGAAGCAAATGGTGGTCAGGGTGACTATCGTGAAGTACCTGTTGGTACATATGAAGTTAAGATTGACAAGATGGAAATCAAGGAATGTGGTTCAGAAAAACATGCAGGTGAACCAATGTTCACAGTTCAGTTCAGAATCCTTGAAGGTGACTTTGAAAACAGTTGCTTATTCATGAATCAGCTTATCACAGAAGGATGGCAGATTGGACAGGTCAACAAGTTCCTTAGAAGTCTTGATGTCAATGACACAGTGGAATTCAAAACATATGGTCAGTACAATGACATGATTATGGACATGATGGAATCCATTGATGGAAGTCTTGAATTCCTTCTTGAATATGGCAAGAACAAGAAAGGCTATAACACATTCAAAATCAAAGATGTGTATGAAGTATAAAGAAAGGTAGGTGAATCTGATGCTGTTCTTTGACTTTGAAGTATTTATCAAGGATTGGCTTGTGGTCATCCTTGATATGGACAACAGAAAAGAACATGTCATCATCAATTCACCTTCTGACCTTAAACAATTCTATCAGGAACACAAGACAGATATATGGGTTGGATTTAATAATCATCATTATGATGATTACATCCTGAAAGGAATCCTTTGTGACATGAATCCAAAGGAAATCAATGACCACATTATCATCAAAGAAAAAGCAGGTTGGACATTTTCAAATCTGTTCAGGTCAATTCCATTACTATCATATGATGTGTTCCAAGCAAAGATTGACAGGGGACTGAAGTTCTTTGAAGGGTCACTTGGAAACATGGTGAAGGAATCATCCATTCCATTTAACATTCCAAGGAAGCTGACTGAAGAAGAACTTCAGGAAACTGTTAAATATTGTAGACATGATGTGGAACAGACTGTTGAAGTATTTATGCAAAGGAAAGCAGACTTTGATGCAATCATGTCACTAATAAAGATGTTCCCTGAAGTTCTATCAATCAGGGACATTGGACTAACTAAGGCACAGATTAGTGCAAAGATTTTGGAATGTGAAAAGGTCACAAGGGATGATGAATTTGACCTGTTTGTGCTTCCTTGCATACAAATTAAGAAATACAGAAAAGCAATAGACTTCTATATGTCAATGAAAGGGAAAACCAATCAAAAAGAAGTTTATTCAGAATCATTGAACATGATTATAGCAGGGATTGAACACAACATCAGTTGGGGTGGAATCCATGCAGGAAAAGAAAAATATCAGAACCTTGGACATGGTAGGCAGATATGGCATGTTGATGTTGCTTCCTTCTATCCAAGATTGATGATATTCCATAACCTGCTCACACGAAACAGCAGGAAACCTGAAAAGTTCAAGATGATTTATGACAGAAGAATTGAACTGAAACATGCAGGTAAAAAGAAAGAACAAGCACCATTGAAGATTGTCATCAATGGAACTTATGGAATCAGCAAAGCAAGAAATTCTTTAGCATATGACCCAAGAAATGCAAATCTTATCTGTCTGAATGGTCAGTTGATGCTGATTGACCTGATAGAACATTTGGAAGTAATTGATGGATTTGAATTGATTCAGTCAAACACAGATGGTTTGATTATCAGTCTTCCTGATACAGATGAAGCATTCAATCAGATGGATGATATTTGTTATGAGTGGGAAAAGCGTTGCAACATGGAATTGGAATTTGATGAAATCAGTTCTATTTGGGAAAAGGATGTCAACAATTATGTGTTCATCTTCAGCAATGGCAAGGTGGAAAGAAAAGGTGCTTATGTGAAAGAACTGTCACCACTTGACTATGACCTTCCAATCATAAACAAAGCATTGGTTGATAGATTGGTCAAGGGAATCCCAATTGAAGCAACTATCAATGGATGTCAAGACCTGAAGGAATTTCAGATGGTCAAGAAGATATCATCAAAGTATGACTGCATCATGCATGGTGGACATTGGGAAAAACACAAAGCAATCAATCCTGCAACAGGCAGATTGAAGACATTCACAAGGTTTGTTGGTAATACCAAGAAGCTGAATGAAAAATGTGTCAGGGTCTTTGCATCAGTAAATGAATCTGATGGTGGACTTTGGAAAATTAAAAAAGATGGTAGCAAAGCAAAGGTTGAAGGAACACCTGAACACTGTTTCATCTTCAATGATGAAGTGAATGGTGTCAAAGTTCCAAGACAATTAAACAAGCAGTGGTATATAAACACAGCTTATGACAGATTGTCAGGTTTTGGAATTTGTGAAGGAAGAAGGTGAAATTGATTGGATTGGAAAGGAAACAGCATGGTCTTCAAAGGCTATGCAACAGGCACAGGAAAGAAAGCAACCATGAAGGTCAAGGATGCACAGCTTCTTTCATGGGATGATGTTCAAGGGAATCAGTCATTTGGTGCAATCCTGAATCAGGACTTTGTTGATATATCATTTGATACTGATGAACTGTCACAGAAGTTTTGGGACATGGCAGAAAAGAACAATTGGAATTGTTTGATTCTTGAAAATCCTGAAAATGGACACATTCACAGTTATTGGAAGGACACAGAACACAGGATTGAAAAGGGTGGAAAGGATAAGAAACTTGCAGTTGGATTGATTGCAGATATTCATTCAGGGTCAACATACATACCACTAAGGGTCAATGGTGTTGATAGATTTCCACCATCCTTTGAACCTGATGGCATTGATGAAGTTCCTGATGAACTGCTTCCTGTGAACACAACCATCAATCTTGCAGACTTGCAGGAAGGTGATGGAAGGAATGATGAATTGTTCAAATACATCCTGATTCTTCAGTCACAGCTTATGTTGGACAGAGAACCAATAAGAAGGGTGTTGGATAATATCAATCACTTTATCTTTCAAGATGCATTATCAGAAGAAGAAATGGATGTCATCACAAGGGATGATGCATTTGCAAAACCAATCTTCTACAAAGGAAAAACATTCTTACACAATGCTTTTGGTCAGTACATGAAGAATGAATATCACATCAAAAGGATTCAAGGACAGCTTCATGTGTATGATGGTGGGATTTATAAATCAGGTTACAGATTCATTGAATCCAAAATGGTTGAATTGATTCCAACACTGAAAGCAAATCACAGAGTGGAAACCCTGAAGTATTTGGAAATAATCACACCTGAAGAAACACAGGTTGCAGATGCAAATCTGATTGCATTCAGGAATGGTCTTTATGATTTAGCAACAGATGAACTTCTTCCATTCAGTCCTGACCATGTTATTACAAACATGATTCCTTGGGACTATAACCCTGAAGCATACAGTGAATTGTGTGATAAGACTTTGAACAAAATATCCTGTCAGGATAATGAAATCAGGGCATTACTTGAAGAATGCATTGGATATTGTTTCTTCAGACAAAATGAATTATCAAAATCATTCTTCCTGACAGGTTCAGGGTCAAATGGTAAATCAACATTTTTGGATATGGTGAAGAATGTGCTTGGAAGACCAAACTATGTATCACTTGATATGGATGAACTTGGTGAACGATTCAGCACCACAACCATGTTTGGGAAACTTGCAAACATTGGTGATGATATCAGTGATGAATTCCTGCAAGGAAAGGTTATTGCACAGTTCAAGAAGATTGTCAGTGGAAATGATATAAAAGCAGAAAACAAAGGTCAGGATGCATATTTCTTCAAACCAACAGTCAAGCTGTTATTCAGTGCAAATGAGATTCCAAGAATGAGAAACAAAGGATTTGAAGCAATCAAAAGAAGACTTGTAATCATCCCATTCAATGCTAAATTCAGCAAGGATGATGATGACTTTGATGCAGGAATCACTTGGAAGCTAAAGAAACAGGATGTTGCAGAATACCTGATAAAACTTGGTATTGAAGGATTGAAAAGAGTTCTGATAAATCAAGGATTCACAGAATCACAGAAGGTCAAGGATGAAGTTGACAACTTTGAAAAAGACAACAATCCAATTCTTCTATTCTTAGAAGAAGTGGAAGAAGATGAAATTCTGAATCATGAAACCAAAGAAGTGTTTGCAAGGTATGACACATTCTGCAATGAAAATGGATTTACAAGAATTGCAATGCAGACTTTCACCAAGGAAATTAAGAAACACCTTGGATGTGACAGGAAGGATGTCAGATTGAATGGTAAGAAAGCAATAATTTTTATTAAGTAGAAAGGATGATGGATGATGGAATTACATGAAGAAACAGATGGTCAGTTATCATTTGCAGAAAATGTTGTCAATCATCCATCCCACTATTGTCAGGATGGTGGAATGGAATGTATTGATGAAATGATAGCAATCTTTGGAAAAACAGCAGTCAAGCACTTTTGCCTGTTGAATGTATGGAAGTACAGAAAAAGGGCAGTGTTCAAGAATGGTGCTGAAGATATGAAGAAAGCTGATTGGTACATGAAGAAGTATATTGAACTTGGTGGAAAGGCGGTGAACTGCTGATGAATTATCATAATATTACAAAAGATGATATGAACAATGGTGATGGTTTGCGTGTTGTTATTTGGGTAGCAGGATGTGACCATCATTGCAAAGGTTGTCAGAATCCTGTGACATGGAATCCTGATGATGGTATTGAATTTGATATCAGAGCAAAGAAGGAAATCTTCAAGGAACTGAAAAAGAAGCATATTGCAGGAATCACATTCAGCGGTGGTGACCCTTTATTTTCTACCAATAAAGGAACAGTTTTCTGTCTGTGTCAGGAAATCAAAAAGAAGTTTCCAACTAAGACCATTTGGATTTACACAGGCTATGATTGGGAAACAATCATGAATAACAAATATATGAAAGCAGTGATGAAATATGTTGATGTTCTTGTGGATGGTGAATTCATTGAAGAATTGAAAGATGTCAATTATCCTTGGGCAGGTTCTACCAATCAAAGGGTGATTGATGTTCAGAAATCACTGAAGGAAGGAAAGGTGATTCTGCATGAAAGTAATTAAGAAAGATGGAACACATGAAGGTTATGACTTCATGAAGATAAGAAATGCAGTCACAAAATCTGCAAAAAGGGTCATGATTGACCTTGATGATGAAGCATTTGACAGACTGAAGGATATTGTTGAATTAAGACTGTCATTGCTGAACACAGAACTGATTCCAATTGCAGATATGCACAATGTTGTGGAAGAATCATTGGAACAGTTTGACCCAAGAATTGCAAAGTCATATAAAGACTATCGCAACTATAAAAAAGACTTTGTTCACATGATGGATAAGGTATATCAGAAATCACAGTCCATCAGATTCATTGGTGATAAAGAGAATGCAAACACTGATAGCACATTGGTAGCAACCAAAAGATGCTTGATATTCAATGACCTGAACAAAAGACTGTACAGAAAATTCTTTATGACACAGGAAGAACTTCAAGCATGTAAGGATGGTTACATATATGTACATGACCAATCAGCAAGATTGGACACAATGAACTGTTGTCTGTGTGATGTTGGTTCAGTCATGAAGAGTGGTTTTGAAATGGGGAATATTTGGTATAACGAACCAAAGACCCTTGACACAGCTTTTGATGTACTTGGTGACATTATTCTTTCAACAGCTTCACAGCAGTATGGTGGATTCACTGTTCCTGAAGTGGACAAGATTCTTTCACCTTATGCGGTGAAATCATTCAAGAAATATGTTGATGAATACTATCAGATGATATCAGCATATTCAGAACTTGATTCAGATGATGTATCAAAGAATGTAAACACCTATGCAATGCAGAAGGTCAAAAGAGATTTTGAACAGGGATTCCAAGGAATAGAAATGAAGCTGAACACAGTTGGTTCAAGCAGGGGTGATTATCCATTCATCACAATGACATTTGGTCTTGCAACAGATAAATTTGGAAAGATGGCATCTATCACATTCCTTGAAGTTCATGCAAAGGGACAGGGCAAGGAAGGAAACAAAAAGCCTGTGTTATTCCCTAAATTGGTATTTTTATATGATGAAAACCTGCATGGTGAAGGGTGCATCAATGAAGATGTCTTTGAAGCAGGGATTGAATGCAGTTCCAAAACAATGTATCCTGATTGGTTATCATTGACAGGTGAAGGATATGTTGCTTCCATGTATAAGAAATATGGAAGGGTGGTTTCCCCTATGGGATGCAGGGCATTCTTATCACCTTGGTATGAAAAAGGTGGAATGCATCCTGCTGATGAATCAGACAAACCTGTGTTTGTTGGAAGATTCAACATTGGTGCAGTTAGTCTTCATCTTCCAATGATTCTTGCAAAGTCAAGACAGGAAAGCAAAGACTTCTATGAAGTGCTTGATTATTACCTGAACATGATTAGAAAGATTCATCAGAGGACATATGACTATCTTGGTGAAATGAAAGCATCAACAAACCCAATTCAGTATTGTGAAGGTGGTTTCTATGGTGGACACCTGAAACCAACAGACAAAATCAAATCATTGCTGAAACCAATGACTGCATCCTTTGGAATCACAGCATTGAATGAACTTCAGGAATTATACAATGGAAAATCCCTTGTGGAAGATGGACAGTTTGCATTGGATGTTCTGAAGTATATCAATGACAAGGTGAATGAATTCAAGGAAGAAGATGGTTGGTTATATGCAATCTATGGAACACCTGCTGAATCACTGTGTGGTCTTCAGATTGAACAGTTCAGAAAGATGTATGGTGTGATTGAAAATGTATCTGATAGACCTTATGTGTCAAACAGTTTCCATTGTCATGTGACTGAAGATATCACACCAATTCAGAAGCAGGATTTGGAAGGTAGATTTTGGGATTTATGTAATGGTGGCAAAATCCAATATGTAAGATATCCAATTGACTACAACAAAGATGCAATCAGAACATTGGTCAGAAGGGCAATGGATAAAGGATTCTATGAAGGTGTGAACTTATCACTTGCATATTGTGATGATTGTGGACATCAGGAACTTGAAATGGATGTGTGTCCTGTGTGTGGTTCAACGAACCTGACAAAGATTGACAGAATGAATGGATATCTTTCTTATAGCAGGGTTCATGGTGATACAAGATTGAATAGTGCAAAGATGGCAGAGATTAAAGAAAGGAAATCAATGTGATGAAGTGTGATGAATGTTTTGGTGCTTCATTTAATGATTGTGAAAGGTGTAATAAAATGACAGGAAAAGAATATCAGAAATTAGCAATGAGAACATGCAGTATTCCATATGACAACAAGGAAGGAAGATTGCATCATGCAGTGTTTGGACTTACTTCAGAAGCAGGTGAAGTTGCAGGAATCCTTCAGAAGGTATATCAGGGACATGAATTTGACAAAGAGCATATCAAGAAAGAACTTGGCGACTGTCTTTGGATGATTGCTGAAGCATGTGAAGCACTTGACCTTGATATGGATGATGTGATGCAGACAAACATTGACAAACTGAAAGCAAGATATCCTGAAGGATTCAGTGCTGACAGGTCACTTCACAGAAAAGAAGGTGACATTTAATGTTCTTAAAATTAGCACTTATCTTCATTATTTGGGGAATTTATGGTGATTTAGAAAAGAAAAATGATGAAACTTCTTCATTTTGTATGGTTTTATTGACATTTTTAATAATTTTTAGTTAGGCGGTGAAGTGATGTTAAAATGTGAAATTTTGGATGTGCAGGGTTTTGACCCTGCCATTCATGGAATGAGAAATCCCAAAAACAGTTGGTACAAGTCAGACAGTTATGATGCAGTTGATTGTGGTAAATGTGGACTGATTGAAGAAAAGGGTGTCTGCAATAAAGAAGATAGACTTGGAAGATGTGATAACTTCAGATGTTATGCAGTAGGTGATAATGACCTGAAGCTGATGAAGACATTATTCAATGCAGGAACAGAACACAGAAAGTATGACAGAATGATTCAGGTATGGATGGACATTGAAGCACCTTTGTATTGGTGGAAGGAATTTGATACATACAAGATTGGAACTGTTGCAAATAGTTGTTCCACCATGCATAAGATTCACAGCAGGGATTTAACCTTGCAAGATTTCAGCACAGAACATCTTTCCAAGACTAATCTAATTGTGGTGGACATGGTCATTGATGCAATCAATAATGCAAGACAGGATTTCCTTCAGAATCATGACAAAATTGATTGGTGGCAGATGATTCAGCTTCTTCCATCATCATACAATCAGAAGCGAACAGTCATGATGAACTATGAAGTGATTGCAAGAATCATTGAACAAAGGTCACATCATAAGTTGGATGAATGGCATCAGCTTGTTGATGTTCTTAGTGGTCTTCCTTACATGAAGGAATTGATTGAATAAACTGTTCTTGGTTGTTCTTGGTGCTTAGAAATTTGACACCACCAAGAACAGCACACAGCAGTGGTTGAAGGGTGTGTAAGAACAACAAAGAACACTAGCAAGAACAGCGAAAAGCCTTTATTTATAATGGTTTCAAGACTTTTGTTCTTGGTGTTCTTGGTGTTCTTGGTACTTTTCACTTT